AAATTGCTCTTATTAAGTGCGAGGGCTTTACTTTTCATACAGACAATAATTCCAAAGAAGAAGAAAAAAAATCTTGACAAAATAGTTTTTTTGTGTTTATACTTTAAGCAATAAGAGTCAAGCTCTTACTGAGGTCCAGAAGAGCGGTTTTGTATTATAACAATACAAGATCGCTCTTTTTTTATTATCTAAAGGAGATCGCAATTAAAAAACGCAAGCCTCAAAAAAAACCTTCCTTAAATCCGCGTCAAATAACATTTTGCAAAGAATACTTAATCGATTTCAATGGGACCCAGGCTGCGATCCGGGCCGGATTCTCTGAACATACTGCTAATGAGCAAGCCTCTAGGTTGTTAGCAAAAGCTAATATTCGGGCCGAAGTAGATCGACTCCGTAAGCAAAGAGAAGATCGTCTCGAGGCCAGCGCTGATTTTGTGGTCCGGGAGCTCATGAGATTAGCCAAGGTCAATATCCGCCAGGCCTTTAATAAAGATGGATCTCTTAAAAACATTCATGAGATGCCGGAAGATCTAACGCGCTGCATCTCTTCTATCGAAGTTAAAGAACTCTGGGAGCCTAAAGAAGATGAGTCCGGCAAAGAACAGACTGGCTGGATTAAATCGATCAAGGTATGGGATAAGAAAGGCGCTCTCGAATTATTAGGCGAGCATTTTGGAATCTATAAGCGGCAGGCTGAGCGTGAGGTTGCCGGAGAAGATAAGAAGAAGAAACTGGATCTCATCCAGGTAATTAAACTCGTAGCGAAAGATGGCCAAACTACCACTATCTCAAATCGAATTAGTGAAGGCTCAAGCGAATCCCCTGTCGTGGCTCTACCGCGCCCTGGGGGTCTCGTTATTGTCGGAAGGTCAAGCCGAGATACTAGAGGCAATTCCGAGAGCCATAGCGCAGAATAGGCCGATCGTAGTTCCTTCTGCCAATATGCAAGGCAAGGACTTTATTTGCGGCAGGATCCCTCTCTGGTTTTTGTACAGCTATCCTCCCTCCAAAGTTATCATAACCGCTCCGACAGATCGCCAGGTTAAAGAAATCATCTGGGCCGAGCTTTCAACTGCCTGGAATAATGCGCCTTTAGAGATGCCCGGCAGGCTCCTAACTTGTAAGGTAGATGTCGAGCCAGACTGGTTTATCATAGCTTTTACCACTAGAGAATCTGGGGATCAGACCGGTAAGGCCCAGGGATTCCATTCTCCTAATATCTGCGTCATTGTCTCAGAGGCTCAGGCAGTCGAAGATAAGATCTTCGAGCAGCTTGATTCTCTCCTGGGAGGCCAGCATAACCTTATGATTATGATCGGAAACCCTCTTAGAACAACCGGGACCTTTGCCAGGGCCATAGAAGATACAACTCATAACATCGTGATTCATCTGGATGCCTTAGATTCTCCGAATTATTTGGAGAAGAAGATTGTTATCCCGGGCATGGCTAGTTATGAATGGATTGAGAAACGCCGGCAGCTCTGGGATCCGGAAGGTACCGGAGATGATCCGCGCTGGCTGGCCAGGGTAAGAGGTTTTAAGCCTAAGTCTTCCATTGATACTTTATTTTCTCCGGAGCTTTTATCTCAGATGGTAACTCAAGAGCCGCGCCAGATGACTCGTAAGATCGTGGTCTCTAATGATCCGGCTGGCCATGGAGATGATGAAGAAGTAATCTATGGGGGAATCTCCGGACGCATCTCTAAGCAGGATATCCAGGCGAAATCAACCGGGCCCTCTTCATGCAGCCGGACCTTGCAGATGGCCAGGGAAGTCGGGGCTAATCATATCATTATAGACTGCGATGACTTAGGACAACCCATAGCTGATTTTATCCGGAAGATTAAACCGGATGGAGTTTATTTAGAAGAGATCCACTCTCAAGGCAAGCCGGAGGATGAGCAGTATTATAATCTGGCAGCTGAGATGTGGTTTTATGCAAAGAAGGAATCAGAAGAAGGCCGGGAGAGGATCCCGGATGATGAGTATCTTAAGCAGGAACTAGAAGAAAGGAAATACTTTATCAATACCCGGGGCAAGATCCAGCTGGAATCCAAGGAAGATGTTAAGGATCGTTTAGGAAGATCTCCTAACCGCGCAGATTCTTGGGTTATGAATGTCTGGGGCCGCAAGAGTGCCAAGGTGATCCATAAGAAAGATGCCTGGTCAGATAAGACTGAGCATCGGGAAGTGTCTGCCGGCGCGCGTAGTGCCATGGCAGCTTAGAAGGAGATTAACATGCCAGAAGAAACTATGGAGCAGAAGGAGAAGGGGATTAAGGATGAGGATTTGCGTACAGAGATTAAGGGCCGCAGGCAGATTGTAGAGGATCATTATGGGCCCTGGGAATTAGTCGGCAAGGAAGATTATAATTTTGCTTTAGGAGAACAATGGAATCCAGAGGATCGCCAGAAACTCGAAGAGGCCGGCAGGCCCTGTCTAACTTTTAACCGGATCAAGCCTATCCTTAACTTGGTAGCCGGTTATCAGCGAGAGAATACAGCCAGGATTAAAGTAAATCCGGAGGGCGGAGAGGATAAGATCTTCTCTGAGGTCTGCGATAAGGGGATCCATTATGTTGATAAACTTTCCCATCTTACTTATAAGCTGGGATATCAATTTGATGATGGCATCTATTGCGGCAAGGGATTCCTAGAGGCGATCATTTCTTACGATAAGGATCCTATCCGGGGGGATATTATCTTTAAGCAGCGTACTCCTTACCAGATCCGGCCGGATCCGGACTGTACGGAATATGATATGAACGAAGGGGCCTCTTATTGTTTTAAGGGCCCGGTAAAACTCTCTAAGAATGAGCTTTTAAATCTTTATCCTAAGAAGAAAAAATTGATCAAAGGATTCATAAAAGACAATGATGATGAGGTTGAGAATGGATCCGGGTTACTTTCCGAAGGGGATGATGACGATTATGGCAACCGGCCGAATGTTACCTCAGTCGTTCATAAACAGGAAGAAGATACGGATAAAGAGCCGGAATTCGAAGGAGATATTAAATTTACTCTTTGGGAATACTGGCATATTAAGCATGTCCCGAAGTACTTTGTTATTGAAGTAAAATCCGGGGAGCCGCGCCGCTTTGATACGAAAGAAGAGGCTGAGTCTTTTATCACTAGCCAGAATTTTGGTAAGGTTATAGAGCGTAGTATTCCGGAGATGTGGGTAGCGGCCATGGTCTGCGGCCATGTGATCCAGGATATTAAGTCTCCCATGGAGCCTTATTATTCCGGATATCCTTTCTTTAGATTCATCGCAGACTGGGCTCCGAATGCTGAGACAGAAGTTTTAAGGGTCCAGGGTATGACGCGTCAGGTTAAGGACCCTCAGCGTGAGAAGAATAAGGCTAAGAGTCAGTATCTTCATATCCTTAATACCCAGGCTAATTCCGGATGGATAGGAGAAGAGGATGCCCTAAGTGATACCGGGTGGACAGATTTAGAGCAGATGGGATCTAAGCCGGGAGTCGTAGTCAAAATTAAAAAAGGTTATTACGAGAAACTTCGGGAGATTCTTCCTAAGGGCCCTAATCAAGGCCACTATATCCGGGAGGAAAAGGCAGATGAGGAGTTTAAGCAGATCTTGGGAGTTAATCCGGATCTCATGGGGTTCCAGGAAGGTACTTCAAGCGGCCGCGCGATCGCTATGCGCGTAAAGCAGGCCATCCTGGCCTTAGTGCGTATCTTTCAGAATTACCGCTACACAAAAGAGATCATCGGGAAGTTTATCTTGGAGATGATGCCGATGGTCTTCGATGAGAAAAAGCTGATGAAGGTTTTAGGTCCTCAGTATATGAAACTCCAGGTTGCAGAGGACAGGCCGGATGGTTTGAATGAAGGCCATATCTCAGCCTATCTTACTATGATTAAAGACAATAAATACGATGTTCTGGTAACTGAGGCCGATCAGAATACCTCTATCAGATTTGAGACCTTCCAGGAGTTGATCGAGGCATCTAAGGCCGGAGTACAGATCCCTCCGGATCTTTTGATCGAATACATGGATCTCCAGAATTCAGAAGAAGTCAAAAAGCGCGTCCAGGCATGGATGGAGCAATTAACCGCAGCGGCTGCTGCGAAAGAGAAACCGGGACTCTAATATCCCGGAATAGGCAAAAGGGGAGGCAAAAATGGCAGAGCAGATGGATATAAAGGCAATAGAGGCAAAATTGGACAAAAATGAGACTCTTACTAAAGAAGAGGAGGATTTTCTTCTTAAGCAAGAGGCTCCTCCGGAAGGCTATCAAGGGGCTCAGCCGGCTGCGGTAGAAGAGAAAAAAGAAGAAGAGACCGCAGAAGAGAAGGCGGACCGGGAGAAAGTTGAGACTGATCAGAAGGCCAAGGATGCTTTAGTGTCCAGGGCCAAGGCAGTCAATTTGCCGGAGACAGCTACTGAGACAGAGATCCAGGCAGCTGAGAATAAAAAACAGGATGAAGAAGATGAAAAAGATCCCATTTTGAAGATCGAAAGACTCTTGCAGAAACCGGAGGACAAGGTAACGGAAGAGGATCTTAAGGATTTTAGCAAAAGAGAAAAGGCTTATTATCATCAGATGCGCAGGGACAGAAAGGCCAAGCAGGATGCCGAGGCCGAAAGAGATGCTGCGCGCTTTGAGAATATCAAACTTAAGAAGGAACAACCGCCGGAGAAGGCGAAAGAAGAAGAGAAGGATCCGTTAGAAGGTAAAGATCCGACCGACTTTATAACAGTCGCGGATGTACAGAAGATCCTGGCCAAGGGTCAGAAAAAGGAAGAGGTTAAGATAGATTCCTCTATCCTTAATACTCCCGTCGTTCAGACTTTCCTCAAAGGTTGCGATATCATCGCTGCTAATGAGCATAAGGAGGATTATGAGGAGGTTATGGAATTAACCGAAGAAATTATCAATACTAATCCGGCTTACCAAAAAGCGGTAGCCGAGGCCTTCTCAAAAGGCGAAAATCCAGCTCTAAAGATATATGAGTTGATAAAGGGAGATCCGGAATACTCCAAGTTGCTCCCGGCCGCCCAGACAAGGGTAAAGGCCAGGAAAGCTAAAAAACCCGAAGAGCCCAAAGCCAAAACTCCGGAGGAATTGAAGAAGGAGAAAGAGGCCCAGGAGGCCCAGGATAAACTAGAGGCAAATAAAAACAAAGAAAAAACATCCGGGCATGCCGAGGGTAAAGATAAGATCGAAGGATCCGATTATACCATAGAGCAAATAACAGCTATGAGCGATCGGGAATTCGCTAAGCTCCCTAAAAAGACCAGGGAGAAGTACCTCGAGATGTACGGATAAATAGGAGGTTTTACCAATGACTGCATCAGCCAGTAATGCTGCCTTACAGCCGGCTCTATGGCGTAAGCAGCTTTTTGCGGATGTGCGCGATAACCTTTATATGAATCGTTTTATAGGGGCTACCGAGCAGTCCATGATCCAAGAATTAGAGGATCTAAAAAAGGAAGCTGGTAGTAATATCAGCTTTGGCCTCGGGATGAAGTTGTCCGGAGCCGGCAAGTCCGGGGATGATACCCTGGAAGGGTCGGAAGAGGCCATGACGGACTACGATGAGGATGTCGCTATCGATCAGCTCCGCCATGCAGTTGTCCTAACCGGCAGGATGGATGAAAAG